CTCACAACTGGTACATGAGTGCCGTTGGTGATGCTCGTAATTGGAACTACTCACCGACGACTTCAACATCTACGCAAGCTGTTGCTGGTAATAATGCGGATTGTGGCAAGAGTCCTGATATTGTGAATTGCATGGTTCCCTACTCTGATGACTTGCTTCTGATTTTTGGTGACCATTCAATCTGGCAACTCACGGGTGACCCGATGGAAGGCGGTCGCTTCGACCTCATCTCCGATACAATTGGCGCACCGTTTGGAAGACCGTTCTGTAAGAGTCCAGAGGGTATGATCTACTTCTTTGGTTCCCGTGGTGGAGTCTATCAACTTGTTCCGGGTCAGAAGCCTGTGAACATCTCTGAGAAGCAAATACCTGAACGGCTTAACGCTTACAATGCTGACACTACTTCTGTACGCATGGTATGGAGCGATGTCGAGCGTGGATTTTATGTGTTTTTAACCCCATTGGCTGGCGGTGCAACGACGAACTATTTCTACGATGTGCGTAATCAGAGTTGGTGGCCAGATAAGTTTGCTACCGCTGCTCACAACCCTGTTTCAGTTCACCTATTTGATGGTGACACAGCAGCGGATCGTACAGTGCTTCTTGGTGGGCAAGACGGCTATGTGCGAAAGTTTGATTATACGACATTCGGTGTCAGCGACGATTCTGTAGCCATTGATTCATTTGTGTTCCTAGGCCCTATCCAATTAAAGAACCGCCCTAAGCTAATGCTTACTGATATGAAGGCAGCAATGGCCACAGGGAGTAGTGACGTGGACTTCACGGTGTATTCGGCTGAGACAGCGGAACTAGCCGAAGGTGCGACATCGGCGGTTACACGGTTCACGGGAGTGTGGTCAGCGGGAAGAAACAAGGCTGAACGACGACGGGCATCAGGTCACGACATATACATCAAGATCAGAAATGATGATGCAGCTGAAGGCTGGGCTTACGAATTTCTTGGGGTGGAAGTGAATAGCTTCGATGGCCCCAGAGCAAGGCAATGGTGACTGATGGGAATCATTGGCGGGATGAATCGAGGCCCTAAGTTTCCTCCGAGGGCGAGGAGAGCAGGGGCAAAACTTGCTTTGACTGACCCAGATCAGGTTCAGATCAAAGGAAATATACAAATACAAGTTGTTACTAGTGAACACACAGACACGACAGATTTACCGGGAAGTGCATATGACGGGCAGATGGTTTTCTTGTACTCATCTGATGGGTCAAGAAGGCTTTGTGTCCATTACGGCGGAATTTGGTACGAAGAAGTTTTATCACAGATGAGTTAGGAAAATATCATGGCAGGTTTTTGGGGTGGAAATGAACAATACGGTGGAGAATGGGATAACAATCCCGGTGGTGGGGGCAATTCTACCGGCTATCCTCGTGGTGGTATGGAGTTACCTCTTCCCGGTGGCCCTTATAATCCCGGTACACCAATGCCGGGTCCCGGTACACCGCAGCCTCGCCCCGGTTCTCCAAAGCCGCCACCGAATCCACGGCCATTTCCTAAACCGCCTAGACCCCAGCCACCGGGTGTTCCTCCAACAGGCGGGCCAACAGGAATGCCACCGACTACAGGCACGCCAAGAATGCCAACCACAGGAACACCACCAACTACTGGAACACCGCCGACTACTGGAACACCGCCGACAACACCAACGACGCCAAACACGCCGACTACACCAATGGGTGGAGGTGGTTCAGCGACGAACTTCCCTGTGTCCGGTAATGGATTCGGCGGTGGAATGACCTCTCCGATGACACCTAACATCAACGACCAATCTCAACCCAATGACAATTTCACGGGCGGTTATGGAACAGGTGGAGGTGGATATGGAACAGGAGGAGGTCGTTCTCGTCCACCATCATTTGGCACAGGGCCAACCAACTATTTCGGTGGTAATACCACGACTAACATTGGTGGGAACACCAGTATCACCAAGGGCGATGAATACGCTCAAAAGAAACCTGAGAAGACTTTCAGGCAACCAAAGTTAGCTATGGGGCAAAAGGAAATTGGCGACCCAAGGCTAGCGATGCAGCAACTCTCAGCAATGAATCAAACTCCTTTTATGAGGCGAGTCTAAGATGGCACTAACAGAAACCGGCGGTAAGGCAGAACGACCAGCACCCGATCGTGAACCGCCCAAATACCAGAAATCCCTCATTGACTGGGTACGAAAATCCTTTGAGGACGCAAGGGCTAAGGGGAATGCTGCCAATGAAGCGCGGTACGGGCAGATTCTCTCCCACTACAGTAGTTTAGAAGCCGATCAAAAGGAACGCTGGTCAGGTATCGATGAACGTTTTGACAAACTAGTTGCAAACCTCGATACACGTTCTGACAATATTGGCGAACAGATTGCTGAAATCGCTGATACCGCAATCAAAGAAGTCACAGGCCGTGGTAAGGAACGCATCGAGGATGTGGCCAGGAAGTACGATACGGGACGAAAGGGACTCCAAGACCTTTCCGATAAAGCCACTGGTGATATTAAAGGGGTTGGTGAAGAAGCCCGTGAAGGTGTACGCGCTAGGGGCAAAGCCGATCTAGCCGACTTACGCAGGCAAGCTGAAGGTGTAGGAGATCGTGCGCGTGAAGACTACAAGGGCGTTGAGGGTCGTGCTGGTTCGGGATACAAAGGTGTTGAAGATCGTGCTGGTGGACGCTATGACAGTCTAGGCGACGAAGTCACTGGAAAGTACGAAGACCTCGCTGGTAAGGTTGGAGAAGATTTCAAAGGCGTTGAGGATCGTGGTCGTGCTGAACGCAAAGGCACTGAAGCGGAAGTATTGGGTGGATACAAAGGACAGCAAGCACAACAAAAGACAGGATCGGCAGCGGCGAAAAGTGAGCTAGGTCAATTATTCGGAAGAGCCAAAGGCGAACAAGCCGCAGCTGCCGAAGAAGGGATTGGTGAAACCAAGTCGAGATTTGCCCGTGGTGGCCAAGAAGTCCGAAAAGACTACAGTGAAGCTGAGAAACGAGCAGGTGGACTTAGTGCCAAGCTATCAAGTGAGATTGGCAAACTATCTTCTAGTGCTTTAAAAGACCTGAGCGCAAGAGCAGAAGGACGACTCAAAGACCTTGGCGGCGACTACGAAGGATTCGCTGGCGAGCAGCAGGATCGCATGGCAGCAGGCCGAGAACAAGTCGGTGGCCGTATGGGTGCGTTGCGTGGTGAACAAGCTGGGCTGTTCGGTGAGGAACGAGAACGTGCTACTGGAGCCGCTAGTGCTGGTAGAGAACAGGTAACAGGCGAATACGCCGCAGGCAGGGAAGAAGCTGGAGGTCGTTACGCTGGTCGTACTGAGCGTGGCCTTGGAATGTACGGCGACATGGGTGATGCTGCTCTTGCAAGGATTGACCGCCAGTTTGATGAACAAAAAGAAAAGACTATAGCGAAGATTCAGCAAAGCATGATTGCTCGTGGCATGGATAACACTACGGTGCGTCAAGCCGTAGATCGTGCTGAAGCTGACATTGAACGTAATCGTCAAGAAGCTATTGCGAATGTTGAGTCCAATGTTCGACAGCAACAAGCTGGTGCATTTGAACGTCTCAGTGGCACTGAACAAGCCGCACAGGATCGGTTACAAGCTGCTGGTCTAGGGGCTGGTGCGCAAATGACTAGTGCTGAACTGGCGGGAGATCGGCAGCTTGGTGGCCAAGGTCTAGCTAGTGCTGAACGTCTTGGTCAAGCAGATATTGGGGCTGAAGCACAGGCAATCGGTAGAGCCGATGCTGCTGGTCAACAGATTGGTCTAGCAGGACTGGCTCAACAGGCAGCGGGTACGCAGGGAATCTCCGCAGCAGAGCAAGCTATAGGTCGTCAAGCACTCGGTGAACAAACTGGAGCCTTACGTCAGGGAGGAGCCGCACAGCTTGGTCTAACCGCAGAATCAGCGCGTGCAGCAGCTGGTATGACCCAAGCTGGACTCAACGCTGAACAACAACAGGCAATGGCTAAGTTGTCTTCTGGGATTGCGTTATCGCAGCAGGAGATTGCCTCGATCCAAGGGATTATTGGTAGAGATTTAGCAGCACAACAACAAACTGGACTAGCTGGATTATCGGCTCAAGAACGGATGGCACAAGGGCGTGCAGCCGCTGGGCAACAAGCAGGTTTAGCCGGTGCGGCAGCAGGAGCGCAGCTAGGTCAAGCTGGAGTTGCAGCAGGGCAACAAATTGGACAGCAAGGGGCAGCTGCGCAACAACAAGCTGCAATGGCAGGAATGAGTGCGCAGCAGCAGGCAGCAATGGCTGGAGCAGGTGCTGGGACACAGACTGGTCTTGCGGGGTTATCAGCACAAGCCGCAGGTCAGGGTGCATTG